CCTTGCGGTGATGGATCAGGTCCCCGTGCAATCGCCAATGATGGCGCGGAAGACGCAACAAACCTTGCCGAATGGCTGTTCGTTGAAGCGAAACGAATACTTATTCAGGGCGGTTGTTGTTGTTGTTGTTGTTGTGGTGGTGGTGGCCCTGACCCGCAGTTCGCTCGCTGGTCTCTGATGATGGACGGCCCCCTCGACTTCAAACAGATGATTGTTTGGGACAAGGGGCCGATGGGGATGGGCTGGCACTATCGCCGCTCCTACGAGACGGTCCTTGTAGGGCAGCGATCGGGGGCGGCCTGCAAGTGGTACGACACCACCGATAAGATTGAGAACATCATCCGGCCCGGCCAATACGGCATTCGCAAGATCATCCCGCAGAAGACCGACCACCCGACGCCTAAGCCTGTCGAAATGCCCATGCACTTCATCGGCCTGCACACGCAGCCCGGGGAAACAGTGCTGGACCCGTTCATGGGCGGCGGTTCGACGGCGGTCGCTGCAGCGCGACTTGGCCGGAAATTCATCGGTATTGAGATAGATGAGCGGTGGTTTGATCTGACGTGCGAGCGCCTGCATGTAGAAAGCACTCAGCCGCGCCTGTTCGAGGAGCCGAGGCCAAAGCCCGTTCAGACCGACATGCTAGCGGGAGATGCCGCATGACCCGCAACCCCCACAACGCCGGGAGGGAGACATGACCCTATGGACCGATACCGCCGATCAATTCCTTCGCGCCGAATGGGCAAAGGGAACGCCGTCGCGCCAAATCGCCGAGATGCTGACCGATGGCGGCTTCCCGACAACTAGGAACAGCGTGCTCGGCCGGGCTTTCCGACTGAAGCTGGACACCCACGCGCGCTATCAGCCGAGGAAGAGCGCGCCGCCCGAGATCAAGCGTCCCGATTTTTCCAAGCCCCTGCCGCCGACCGGGTGTCGCTGGATCACCGGAGAGCCCAAGGGCTTTCAAACGAAATGGTGTGACAAGCCGATAGAGCGGCCGGGCGAGTCATGGTGCGCCGAGCATCGATCGATCTGCCTGCGCCCCTACGTCCCCCCGCCGAAGAAAACGGACGGCCTTGCCATGGTTGCCATGGCTGATCTGGGGAAGGCAAGGAGGGCGGCGTGAGGGACTGGCTTATAACCGATAGCGGCCGGCGCTTGCTGGAGAAGCATTGGAAAGCCGCTCGACGCGATACGGCCGAGAGGGCCATCCGGCAAGCCTCGCTTGCTCATGGCGTAGCGGTAGATGTGTTGATGGGCCCTAGTCGCGTTGCCAAGCATGTCCGCGCCAGATGGCACGCGGCCCGTCTAATGAGGAAAGAGGGCATGTCGTTGCCTCAAATCGGCCGTGCGCTCAATCGTCATTACACCTCGATTCTTGCTGGCCTGCGGGCCTTAGATAGTCGATCGAACGCGCGTAAGATGAGTATGTTGCGCAGCCCGCAGTCGCGGCAGTATTTGGTAGACGCTCCATCGAAAGGAAGCGTCTGATGAGCTACGGCAAGGTCAAAGATACCTTCTGGACCGACAAGAAGGTTCAGGCGTTCAGCGACGACGCCAAGATGCTCGCGCTGTATCTCCTGACCGGCCCGCACCGGAACATCCTCGGCTGTATGAGGATCCCGAACGGATACATCACCGAGGATCTGAAGTGGGAATCCGAAAGGCTTGCCGATGCCATGGCGATGCTATGCGAGCGGCAGTTTGTATGCCGTGACGACGAGGGATGGACGCTCATTCTGAACCAGTTGAAGCACGATCCGATCAAGGTCCCCAATCACGCGCGCGCCGCCATCGCTATCGCGAACACCGTCCCCGTCGAAAGCCCGGTTTATCAGTCGCTTAAGCCGCGCCTTGTCGAGTCCCTGAAAACCATCGGAATGGCATCCGAATGGCATCCGAATGAGATCGCCATTCCTGAACCTTCTCCTGAACCTTTACCAGCACCAGCACCTGAACCGGTGGGAGGGGCGTCGCCTTCGGCTCCGCCGCCCGCCCCCATCCCGATCTCGCCTGCGAAGGATCCGAAGCCGAAAGGGACCCGACTGCCGAGCAATTGGACCTTGCCCGACGAGTGGCGCGCCTGGACTACGACCGAGCTGCTGCCCATGGGATCCGGATCGCCGGCGATCATGGCTTGGATCGATCGGACGGCGCTGCGCTTCCGCGACCACTGGCTGGCGAAAGCGGGCAAGGACGGCGTGAAAACCGATTGGCAGGCGACTTGGCGGAACTGGATCCGCAGGGATTTGGACGACGGGAAGGGGCCGACAGGATCCGCGCTACCGGCTGAGCCCGCGGAAGTGCCACGCCCTGAGTTTGTGCGGCGGCTCATCACCCCTGACGAGCGCGACCTTGCCCGCCGTGTCCGGAAGTTCCACGGCGACTACGTGACCGATATCGAGGTTGCAAGCTGGCGAGAACTGGCCGCGCCGCGTCCAGGGCTCACCGTCGTCGAGGCGCCGAGGCCTGCCGCCGATGCGACATCCGGCGTCGCATCGGCGCCCGACGACATGCCGCCTATCCCCGACTTCCTCCAGAGGCGAGCATGACAGACATCCAGAAGCTCAAGGACGACGTGGTCGAGGCGGCGAAGGCCTCGTGCAGGCCAGCAACCAGCGAGCTTTTGAAAGCGGTGGGCGCCCTCCGCGCCGCCGAGGAAGCCGCACGAAAGCCGAGGCTGACTAGCCCGCGCCGATTTGCCCAGGAGATGGCGCCAACCATTGTTTGTAGCGTGAAAGACATCGAGGCTCGCGATGCAGAGTGGGTAACGGCCATCAAGGGGCTGCCCGTTGTTCATGTGGGCGCTGACACGCTTATGACAAGCAGGGCGCCAGCCATCCTCCTCTCCGACATCCTCGACCTTGTGGAGAAGCCGTAACCCGCCACTACCCCTTGACGAATCGATAGCCCGCGCGTAACGTGTGGAATAGATAAATTCCACAGTCGAAAGGCGCGCATGTTCTCGCTTCCGTCCCGAGGCCGTCCGCACAACCTGCAACGCTTTCTCGATGCCTACGAGGCGACAGGGGCGAAAGCGCCCGTGTGGGTTCGCCTGGACGAAGACGATCCCCGCCTCGCCGACTACGACACGATCGATCTCCCGCCGCACTGGTCCAAGACCGTTGGCAAGCGCCATCCGAACCGCTGCAACGGATGTGTCGCGGAAATGTTCGAGCTTTTTCCGTCCGAGCCCAACTACGGCCTGATGGCCGACGATCTCATCCCCCGCACCCAAGGCTGGGACGCCAAGCTGATCGAAGCGGCCGGCCGCGATTGCCTTTCCTACGGCGATGACGGCCTCAACGGAGAGAGCCTCGCCACTCATCCCGTGGTCGGCGGCGACCTGGCCCGCGCCATCGGCTGGCTGGTCCTCCCGACAGTCCTACACAGCTTCGTCGATACCGCCCTCTTCGCCATCGCCTACCGCGCCGGCCGGCTCCGCTACCTGCCCGAGGTGAAGCTGGAACACATGCACCCCCTCGCGATGAACGAAAACCATCAGCCCAAGGCCGAGATGGACGAAACCTACCGCTTCGCCGAGGTCTACACCCACGACCAAGCCGCTTTCTACAAGTGGCAGGGGACCGAGCTTCGCCCCGTGGTCGAGAGGGTCAGGGCGGCGCTCGACAAGCAGCAGGCGGCGTGATGGCTGGCGAGCGGCGTGATCAGAGCAGAATTGGGATGGCCCATGTAGGCGGCTGGTTTGACGAGTCAATCCGGCGGGATGTGAAAATGCTCGCAGCAGCCGAAAATGTGACTGTTCAATCTCTTTGGGATGAGGCCGTCGAATGGCTTTTGTTTGAACGGGCATCCCCCTACCGACTTTCGCGGCGTGGCGCCCGGAAGCGTGAGGCAGATTGATGGGCCGGCCATCTACCTTCACCCAGGAGACGAGCATCTATGCGTTGCTCTGCCCGGACACCCGCGCCGTCCGCTACATCGGCAAAGCCAATGACCCCGCTCGCCGACTGAAAACGCACATCCGGGATGCGAGACGGCGACGGACCCCGGTTTATCTCTGGCTCCGCCGGCTCCATGCCGAGGGCAAAGCCCCCATCCTCGAAATCATCGAGACGTGCCCGCCCGCAGATTGGCCCGCCCGTGAGCGCCACTGGATTGAGACCTACCGTCAGCGCGAAGACGGCCTCATGCTCAACCGTGCCGAGGGCGGCGATGAACCGTATTGCCCGCCAGAAGTCCGCGCCGCGAACGCCGCGGGGTTGAATGCGAGGCTGCGCGCTGACCCAAAACTCCAGCGTCTGCGCCTTCTCAAAGCCAAGATGATGATGTACCTGCGCGAATGCCGGGAAAGTGCCGCGGCAGAGCCCGAGAGGCTTGAGCGCCACCTAGAGCGTCTACGTCGCCTCGGTCGTGCCCGCCCTCACGTCTGCGGGGAATGGGCCAACATCTCATGACAGGACGCCCGTCCAGTTTCACCCCGGATGTAGCGGCCAAAATTTGCGAATTGGTCGAGGCTGGGGAGACTATTCGCCAAATCACGAGCCGTGAGGGCATGCCGGCCTCGTGGTCTACAATCAGCCGATGGTTGCGGGAGCGGGACGACTTTCGGATACAGTATACGCACGCGCGTGAAACATCCGCCGCCGTCTTTGAAGAGCGAATCCTCACCGAGGCCGATGCCGCCACGCCTGAGACGGCGCAGGTTGCCCGTGTGCGTGTCGATGCCCTAAAGTGGGTCATGTCCAAGCGTGCGCCGAAGGTCTACGGCGACAAGCTGTCCCTCGACGGGAAGGTGGACGGCACGATCAACGTCGTGACCGGCGTCCCCCGTGCTGGTTGAGACCGGCTATGTCGCCCGCCCTCAGTTCGTCCCGCTGCACACTCGAAAGCAGCGGTGGGCCGTCGCGGTGGCACATCGCCGAGCCGGTAAAACGGTGGCCTGCATCAACGACCTTCTCGACGCCGCGCTCCGTTGTTCCCACACAGATCCTCGCTTTGCCTACATCGCCCCCCTTTATACCCAGGCTAAAGACGTGGCGTGGGGCTACGTTAAACGTTACGGCATGACGATCCCCAGCGCCGAGGCGAACGAGTCGGAGCTACGCCTTGACCTTCCTGGGGGAAGGCGGCTTCGCCTGTACGGCGCCGACAACTACGACCGCCTTCGTGGCGGCTACCTCGACGGCGTGATCCTCGATGAATACGCCGACATGGACCCGCGCGCATGGTCGGAGGTCATCCGCCCCATGCTTGCCGATCGCAAGGGCTGGGCTGTCTTCATTGGAACACCGAAGGGCCGCAACGCCTTTTGGGAGGTCTGGGACAAGGCCGAGGCAGATCCTGACTGGTGCCGGATCATGCTCAAGGCCAGCGAGACGGGTCTATTGCCGCCCGAGGAACTGGCCGACGCCCGCAAGGTCATGACGCCCGAGCAGTACGAGCAGGAATTTGAGTGCTCGTTCCAGGCCGCGATCATGGGTGCATACTTTGGTCGCGAGATGCAGGCAGCCGAGGCCGATGGGCGGATTGCCCGCGTCCCGTGGGAGCCAAAGCTACAGGTTCACACCGCATGGGATCTGGGTATCGGCGACTCGACGGTCATTTGGTTCGTTCAGGTCACGGGCAACGAAATCCGCCTGATCGACTTCATCGAAAGTTCGGGCGTGGGCCTGGATTGGTACGTCAAGCAGCTTCGCGACAAGCCGTACAGCTACGAGAGCCACCTTCTGCCGCATGACGCAGAGGTCCGCGAGCTTGGCTCGGGACAGAGCCGCGTCGAGACCATGCAAAGCCTCGGGCTTCAGGGTATTCGCGTGATCCCGGCCCAGCGGAAGGAAGACCAGATCAACGCCGCCCGGCTGATCCTGCCCCGCTGCTACTTCGACGAAAAAACCAAACGCGGGATCGAAGCGTTGCGCCAGTACCGCGCCGAATGGGACGACAAGCGAAAGGTGCTGAAGGACCGCCCGCTGCACGATTGGACATCGCATCCGGCCGACGCCTTCATGGTGCTGGCGCAGGCTGTTCCGCAAGGCACGTCGTCCTGGTCCAAGCCGGTCGCCTACAAGGACACGAGGGCTTACGTATGATCCTGATCGCAGCCTTGTTCGTAGTCCCGCTTGTGCTGGCGGTGATTCTGTGACCATCGCCGAGCGCCAGCAGATCGCCGACGCGACCGAGGCCTGCCGTGTGCTTACCGTGCAGCTCGCCGACGTGCTGACGCGCCTCACTGCGCTCGATGCTCGCCTGACCGCGCTTGAGGACGCCGCGACAACGCCGAGGAAGGGGCGATAGTCATGCCTAAGATGTCCGTCGACACCCTCAAGGCTGTGACCAACGGCGAAATCCGCCGCGCTATCGGTTACATGGGCGGGATCATCGCTACCGAGCGGATGAAGGCCCTCAATTACTCATTGGGCCGGCCGTTCGGCAACGAAATCGAGGGGCAATCGTCCGTCGTCTCGACCGATGTCTCGGACGTGATCGAAAGCATCCTGCCGAGCCTGCTTAAGATATTCACCTCGGGCGATGCCGTAGTGAAGTTCGAGCCCCAGGGCCCGGAAGACGAACAGGTCGCAGATCAAGCCACCGATTACTGCAACTGGATTTTTGCCCGCGACAACGACGGTTTCACCATCCTCTACGATTGGATCAAGGACGCCCTTCTGCAAAAGATGGGCACGATCAAGCTGTGGTGGGATGAGCGCGAGGAAGAGACTGAGGAAGAATACGAGGGACTGACCGACGATGAGCTGACGCAGCTTCTGTCGGACGAAGAGATCGAACCGATCGAACATACCGAATACCCGGCGACGGCGCTCGGCTATGACCCGGCCGAGCCGGCAAACGACCTGGCCGAGAACGAAAACGAACCCGGGGCCGTCCCCCCGGTAGCACCGGGCTTGCCTCCCCAGGCGCCCGCTGGTGCGCCCCCGGCCGGCGCTTCGCCCTCTCCAGGCGCCGCGCCGGGGATGTCCCTCGATCCGGGAATGGGACACAACGGCGGCCCCGTGCCGATGCTGCATGACATCAAGGTCAAGCGCATCAAGAAGGCGGGTAAGGTCAAGATCGTCGCCATCCCGCCCGAAGAGTTCCTTGTCAGCCCTGGCGCCCGCGACAGCGAAAACGCCGTCCTTATGGCGCACCGCAAGCGCACAACGCGCTCGGCGCTGATCGAAGAGGGCTATGACCCCAAGCTGGTCAACGCCATCCCGCCGTTCGACATGAACACCGATACGACCGAGGCCGTGGCGCGGTGGTACAATCAGGAAAGCGCCCTGATGGGCGGCGACACGCTCGACCCGTCTACCGAGTGGGTGTTCGTCACCGAATGCTATATCCGCGTCGATTACGACGGCGACGGCAAGGCGGAGCTCCGCAAGATCACGGTCGGCGGCAATGGCGACGGCGGCGAAGTGCTCGACAACGAGCCTTGCGATGCGCATCCGTTCTGCTTCCTGTCGCCGATCCGCACGCCGCACGTCCTGATCGGGCGGGCCGTCGCCGATTTGGTGACGGATATCCAGCTTATCAACTCGACGCTGCTTCGCGGCGCGCTCAATAACCAGTACCTCATCAACAACCCGCGCAACGTCGTCCTGGACGGTCAGGTCAACCTCGATGACCTTCTGACCAGCCGGCCGGGCGGCATCGTGCGGGCGAAGAGCCTGGAGGCGGTCAAGCCGCTTGTCACCGCGAACATGGTCCCCGCCGCGCTGCAGATGCTGGAGTTTATGAACAGCGTCCGCGAAGTCCGGACGGGCGTCACCCGGTACAACCAGGGCCTGGAGGCGGACAGCCTCAACAAGACGGCATCTGGCATTTCACAAGTGATGAATGCGGCCCAGCAGCGCATCGAATTGATCGCGCGCATCTTCGCCGAGACGGGCGTCAAAGACATGTTCCGGAAGATGCTGCACACCATCGCCAAGCATCAACAGAAGGCACGCATCGTCCGGCTTCGAAACCAATGGGTTTCGATGGACCCGCGCGAGTGGAACACGTCGATGGACGTGACGATTAATGTTGGCCTGGGCACGGGCAACAAAGACCAGATGCTCGGCCATATCATGTCGATCATGCAGCTTCAGGAGAAGATCGGCATGGCCGGCAATCCTGGCGGCATCATCGACCCGCAGAAGATCTACAACGCGGCCGAAAAGGTGGTCGAAAACTCCGGGCTCAAGTCCGCCGATCCCTACTTCAACGATCCGTCCAAGGTGCAGCAGCAACAGGCCCAAGGCGGGATGCCCCCGCCGCCCAAGCCGCCGTCACCCGATGAAATCAAGGCGCAATCGGCCATGGCCGAGGCGCAGGCATCGCAG